GCAGAGTCTCCGCAGGCTGCTGCACAACGCTACATGACTCAGCAGCAGGAACTGCTTGCTCCGTCAGATGAGCGTGCCCTAGCACAGTTACAGAATCGTCTGTTCCGTACAGGCACTACTGGTCTGGCTATGGGTGCTACGGGCGAGACTCCTGGCGGTGCTCCTGGCTTACGGGCTGCTAATCCTGCTCTGGAAGCCTTCTACAATGCACAGCAACAGCGTAATGCTCAGTTGGCTGCTCAGGCTGCTCAGGCAGGACAACAACAAGTAACCTTTGGTCAAGGTCTGCTTGGTGGTGCTCTGAATCTGCAACAAGGTGGCTATGGCGCACAGCAGGCTGCTTTGAGTCCGTTTGCTACCGGATTCCAACAAGCTGGCCGTGTTGAAGCTCTTGGACAGGAGCCGTTTACACTAGGAGTTGGCTTGGGTTCACCGATTACGGCTGCTTCTCAAGCTGCTGCTAAAGCACAGGCTGCTGGACAGCTTGCCGCACAACAAGAAGCTGAAAATCGAAATTCAATGGTTATTGGGGCTGCTACCAATGTCCTTGCTGATCCCGTGGCTAAGCTGATTAAGTCACTCTTTGGAGGTTAATAATGGCTGACGGACTTATGAATAATCCTTACCTTGGCCTGTTGAACATGGGTCTGTCGCCTGAGCAAGCTCAAGCACAGATTGATGAACAGCGTGCCATGCAGTTTGCCAACATGAATCCTCAGCAACGGCGTGCTGCTGGTATTTATCAGGGTATTACGGGTATTGGCCGTGCCTTGGGCGCTAAAGACCCAATGCTTGAAAGGGCATCACAAATGCGTGCTTTAGCACAGCAGTTTGATACGACTACTCCTGATGGTTTAATGCAGCTTGCACAGGCTTTAAATCAAGCTGGAGATACTCAAGGTGCTGAGGCTGTTGCTGCTCGTGCAAGACAGGCGATGGCTCAGGTAGCGGATATTGAAACAAAACAAGCATTAACACAGCAACGACTGCGTGAACGGGCTGCTGCTGACCCTCGTGAGCAGTTTATTCGTGCTCGGGCTGCTGACTATACTCCTGACTCTTTACAAGAGTTTGCTAGGACTGGTGACTATTCTAAACTTACTGTTCTGACCAAGGAAGACAAGGCAACTAAGCCTCCTGCTGATTTCTTGTCTACTGCTGTTGAACTTGGTTTTGGAGAAAAGACTCGCATTGGTGATTATTCTCCTGCACAAGTTGCTCAGATTAACAAAAAAATCTTTGATAATTCTGTAGCAAAGGCTACTGCAGCTAGGCCACAAGTTAATGTAGACACAAAGGGTCCTTCTGCTTTTGCACAAGAGCTTGGTAAAGAAGACGCTAAAGCTGTTGTACAAGCTCGTAATAAGCGTGATACGGCCATCTCTGAGTTACAGACTCTTGATCGGGCTATTGGTCTTTCTAATGCTCCTGTTGTTTCAGGAAGCTTGGCAGACCTTCGTTTAGATGTACTGAATTTCTTAGACACTGCTGGTATCCTTGGAGGAAGACCTAAGCAGCAATTGGTAAATTCTCAGCAATTCCAGAAAGAAACGGGAGATTTAGTTCTTGCTAAGATCAAGGCACTTGGTGCCAACCCGTCTAACGCTGACCGTGAATTCGTTGCAAAGATTGTACCAAGTCTTAATACAAGTGCAGAAGCTCGTAGGCAACTTCTTGACTATCTGCAAAAGCGTGCTCAACAGGTTGTTGAAGAAACTTCTCGTCTGGAAGATTATGCTGTTAAGAATAATTCCTTACGCGGGTACAAACCAAAGATTGAACTTATCAAAGGCGGTGCTGGTCCAGGCACTACCAGCAAAGGAACTTCTTATCAAATCGTGGAAGATTAAAGGATAGCAGATGCCTACTTATTTGATTGAAGGTAAAAAAGTTAAGACTGACCGACCCCTGTCTGATGACGAGATTGACGAGATCGCTTCTTCAATCAAGGGTACGGCGGCTGCTCCTGCTCCAGCGCCCCAACAAGAACGACCCTCAATGGGACAACAAATGTTTGGGCTGGGCAGTCCCTTGGCTAGTTTTGTTGCCGGTTCCATTGTTCAGCCTGCTTTGGGGGCAAATCAGTTATTAGCTCAGTTGCCTATCTTCCCAGAAAGTGTGCGAACTGGAGCTACGCAATTAGCTCGTGGTTTTGAGCAGCAGCAACAGGCAGCTAAGGAACAGGTGGGTAGAACTGGCTTTGACATTCCTGAACTTCTTGGTCAGGTTGTTTCTCCGGTTAATAAACTTGTTCCTGTCACCCCGGCACAGGGGGCTGGAGCACTTCCTAAGTTAATTGACTTTACGACCCAAGCAGCCTCTCGTGGGGCTGTGCAAGCTGGTTTACAGCCAGTAACATCAGAAGAAGACTTTTCTACGACAAAACTTCAGCAGATGGGCGGTGGTGCTGTTCTTGGCCCTGCTGTTGAAGGAAGTATGAAGCTTCTTGGTGGATTGGTTGGGTCTTTTAGGGGCTTGACTGATACGGGCTTACGCCAAGCAGTGAAGGATCGTCTTGATACTTTGGCCGGTAGTGCAAAAGAAGAAGCTATTGAGGCACTTAGAAATGTTACCGAGTATGTAACGGGTTCTCGTCCTACTGCGGCAGAGGCTCTAGCAAAAATTCCCAGTGCCTTAGAACTTGGCAAGATTCAACAAGATTTAGCATCTACTACGGGAACTGCTGCTGCTTTTGCACAGCGAGAAGCTGATCAAGCTGCTGCTCGTTTGAAAGAGTTGAGTAGAGTAGCCCGCACACCTGAGGAAAGAGCAGCTATTGAAGCTCAGCGTGATGCAATTACGACACAGTTGCGTAATCAGTCTTTTGCCAATGCTGGGTATACCTCCAACTTAGTTGGTCGATTAGAGGCAGAAATCAGGGACAAGGCTGCTAACTTAGAGGCCGAAGCTCGTAGAATGGCTGCTGCTGGGGGCCCAGGAGAAGCTGGTAGGAAGCAGGGAAGGGCTTTAATCGAAAGCCAACGGAAACGGGAAATAGATTTTAAAAAGCTTCAATTAGACAGTCTTGAGACTTCTGGAATGTATCCTTTGAGGGCTGCTGATATTACTAATCGTTTAGACGCAGCAATTAAGGGAACAAGTAATGATGAAGTTCGCTCTGTTTTAACTTTCATTCGTGGAAAGATTGAGGATAAAACAGATAAGAATGGGATGTTGTCTAGTATTGATCTTTATGAGAATGTCCGTAAGACACTAAATCAAGACATTCTTGGATATTTACAACAAGCCAACAAACCGTATCAGGGTGGTGTTCCTGAACAGTTAGCAAAAACTTCTGGAAACATCAAGAATTTTATTGATGATGCTATGGACAAGGCTTCTGGTGGTCTTTGGAAAGACTACTTGGAGAACTATACCAAGTATAGTCAGAAGCTTAACAGAATGGACATTGGTAAGTTACTTGTGGATAAACTACAAGTTCCGTTAAAAGAAACCAACCTGGAGCGTGCCGGAGTCTTTGCACAGGCTGTAAATGATGCTGCTGCAACGATTAAGAAATCCACAGGACTTCCTCGTTATACCAATCTTTCTCAGATTCTTACCAAAGATGAAGTAAATTCTGTAAATGCCGTTCTTGCTGATCTCACAAGAAAAGATTTAGCTGATCGGTTTGGTCGCAATGTACGGGCTCAACAAGAAACAGTTGAAGACCTTGCAGGAAAAGTACCAGCTACTTTGAGCAGAACGGGTCTTGCTGTAAAACAAGTCTTAGAATTCATGCAGAAGGGTAGCCCAGAACGCGCAAATAGGCTAATGGCAGAGTTATTCCTTGAGCCTGCTAAGCTGGCTGAGTTTATGGCAACAGAAGTTTCACCCAGTCGCGTAGATAAGCTTGCAAAGGCTTTATATCGTGTTATGGATGAAGGCTCTCGCCGTTCATTCTCTCAACAGTTTGGTGTTATGACAGGAGGAAGCCAATAATGTTTGAAGTCCTCGGTGGAGGGCTACTAGGCAGTATCTTCGGGGGTCTGTTCCGACTGGCTCCCGAAGTACTCAAGTGGCTTGACCGTAAAGATGAACGATCACACGAACTGAAGATGTTTAGCCTTCAGACTGACCTCGAAAAGATGCGAGGTGAGTACAAGATGGAAGAAAAGTATGTTGATTTCAGCAAGGCAAACATTGATGCAATCGGTGAGGCATTTAAGCAGCAAGCAGAAGCTGACAAGAAAGCCTACAAGTGGGTTGCAAGCATTTCTGCTCTGGTTCGTCCTGGCATTACTTGGTTGCTGTTTGGACTGTATACTGCTGTAAAAGTTATTAGCGTGTCTTATGCAGTCAATAGCGGACTCCCAGCTATTCAAATTATGCAAGAGATTTGGACACCGGACGACTTTGCAATGTTAATGATGGTGTTGACATTCTACTTCCTCGGAAGGCCGTTAGAGAAGCGAGAAGCTAAGGCATGAAAAAGCTTTACTTTACTGAAGAAGAAAGGAAACAGGCGAAGTCCGAATGGGATCGCCAGTACAGACTCAGAAAGAAAGAGCAGGTAAAGCAGCAGAAACAGCAGTATTATTTAGACAATAAAGATAAAATAGCTGAAAAGAGTAAACTGCTGTATCTAGCTAACGCAGAAAAAGTTAAGCAACGAGTCAAACTCTGGAAGGAGAATAACCGTGAAAAACACAATGCTAATTGTATGGAAAGACATACAAAGAAAATGCAAGCGTGCCCTTCATGGCTTTCAGAGGATGATAAGTGGTTTATTCAAGAAGCGTACCACATAGCTAAGCTTCGTTCTGAAGTAACTGGGGTTAAGCACCATGTAGACCATATCGTACCGCTACGATCTAAGCAGGTATGTGGTCTGCATGTTCCTTGGAACCTTCAGGTTATAACAGCGTCTGAGAACTGTTCTAAACGGAACTCTTTCAATGAATCCCGCAATTGAACTCTGTAAGAACCTGCTAGTCAAGCCCTTTGAAGGATGCGCTAAGGTGCTTCCTTCAGGGGCTGTCAAAGCCTATCCTGATCCAGGCACTGGTGGAGCACCGTGGACAATCGGATACGGCTCCACCGGCCCTGGGATAGGCCCAGAGACAGTCTGGACTATGGAGCAGTGTGAAAAGGCTTTAGACGAGCATTTAGAGTACTTCTATGCCGGTGTTCTGAAGATGTGTCCTGGCTTGAAGGATGAACCTCCTAGACGACAAGCAGCCGTGATCTCATGGGCTTATAACTGTGGTCTAGGCAACCTGCGAGTCAGCACCTTCAGGAAGCGTATCAATGAGAAAGAATGGGATGAAGCAGCCCAAGAATGTTTGAAGTGGAACAAAGCAGCCGGTAGGGTCTTACGAGGACTCACACGGCGCAGAGAAGCAGAAGCAGAACTTCTGAAATAACAAAGCCCCTGTCAAGGTTCCTTATCGGGAACATTGCAGGGGCTTTTTCATTTATTCATCGAAAAATTCACCGATCAGGATCATCAGGAAAGGAATCTTGATGATTAGACCAACGAAACAGACTGTTACCTCTTTACCGGCTTCGTCAGCGATACAGTAACGATTGATCTCGTTATGTTCGATGTCTAAGCCGATACCGAGTCTAGGCTGTATGAGCCAACTCATGGGATTTCACAGGCACCAGCAGTGCAGGACAGTGTTTGAACACCTTCTACATTGTCTGTACCTTCCTTGAATGCTTCCCAATCGATACCTGTAGGCATTGCAGCCTTTAGACGCTCATACTCCGCAGCATCAATCGTTTCATACGGTGCTTGTTTATAAGTCCCTCCGTCCATAGGTAGGAAAGACACGCCTGTAATATCATCAAAGTTCTCCCACACCCAAGCCCCTACAGCAGGCCATTCACGCTCAGTGACGCTGATGGTCACAGAGGGCTTATGCTCACAGTAGTGCTTCTGGTACAACAACCACAATCGAAGATGCTTGATAGCATCCAAGTCCTCACGCAACAAAGCCCCTTCAGCCACAGCCACAGGGAAACTAAACACTGTGGTGCTGTCAGGCTTGTAGAAGTCAGGCTCTGACGGGAATCCTTGTGCCTTCAGGAAGGCTGTCAGAGGATCTTTGTTATCTGATCGAACACGACGAATATAATA